CCTTCAGGTGTAGGATTATCTGATAACTCTTGTGCTGATTTTTGCAAACTTGGATTGTGTTTCATGGCGTATGTTGCAACGTCATTCTTAATTTCTTTTGCACGACGATTTGCAGCGGCAGTAAACGCCTGAAGTTTCAAAGTGTTGGTTGTAAAATTTTTACCACCTTTGTCTACTTCGTTTTGAAGTTTCAAGGCTTGTGCTGCAAGTTCAGCATTGTTCGCTGAATTGACAAACGCAACTTGACCGCTCATTTCTCTTGCTTGTCGCAAAGAACTCAATGCCTTTTTCTGCATCCTTGGATCTTTGATTGTGGCTTTAATATCAGCCTCATTAATCCCGGTTCCTTGTTTACCTGCCGATACAGCTTTAATCTCATTATCCAAAGCAACAGTAAAATCATAAACTTTTGCTGTTTCCAGTTTGTTTTCTGCTTTGTCAATCTGGTTCAGCAAAGAACTCATTTGGGCCGGGTCAAGTTGTTTTTTGAATCCTTTCAGTTGATCACGCAACGCAACAACTTCTTCAGGCGATTGGGCCTGATCGATCATGGTGTTAAATTTGTTGGCAGTCGCATCTGCAATAAACTGATCGCCTAAATTTTTGGCATCCGTTTTATTCATGCCGTTCAATATCGCCGCATCCAAAATGTTTTGACCATCTTCGAGCGATTGCGTATAACTACCTGGATTTAACGACACTTGATTTTTCAAAGTATCCAGCGTGTCACCCACATCTGATTTCACTTTAGCCGCTGTCGATTTTGCCTCAAACATCACAGCATTGCCGACCACCCTGGATTGAAACTTGGCAAGGCCCAATTCCAACCGTGCTTTGTTTTCCTGCGACAACCCATTCACATCAAATTCTGACAACAAGCTGTCTTTTACTTTGGTGAACTCACCTTTTACATTATCAGTGAACCCGGCTGCACCCGGCGCAGCATCATTTTTGTAATGCCAGTTGCCGTTGATCAAAAAGCAGATTGTTCGTCAATTAACGCCTTCGTAACTGCCAAAAGCATCACGGTTGTTTTTTTGGCGTTCCAGTTGTGCCGCAAACTTACTTGTAGCTTGGCTGATCTGCTGTAAATCTTTCGCACGTGCTTGACCCAAAATTTGCAGCACTGGATCGTACAGACAAAGTTTGGCTGACAGTGCCACCCCCTGTATTGATCGGCTGATTATATTCTTTTGATGGTCGGCACTATGAATTGTCCTTATTAAAACGTAATTTGATCCGCATGGCTTGGAGTTGGGGCAACAGTTGGCTTAAACCCAAAACCACTTGCCGATACCGCACTTGCACCAGCCAATACCGATGATGCGATACCCCCAATTGGACTTACCGAATCAGCCTGATTTTGATACAGATCGGCCTGTTGACCAAACGAATTAGCCTGTCGCTCAAATCCAATGGCGTTCAATTCCCCATTATTGATAATTCGCAATTTGGTTAATTCTTCTTGCAACGTATTATCTTCAAGTACATCCAACGGCGACCCTGCCGATGTAACACCAGACCCACCCAATCGAGCGATGTTTGCCCCGGCCCGTAATCGCCGTTCACGATCAGCCCGTTGTGCGTCCACGGCTGCTTTCTTTCGCGCCAATTCTGCATTTTGAGTAGCAATCGCAGCATTTTGACGATTAATTGCGGCATTGAAATTAGCACTTTTACGTTCAGCGTTTGCACTTTTGATCGCGGAAACAACCCCAAGCGCGGCACTGCCAATTTGTAGTGCGAGAATTATTCCAGCACCCGTCATGGCAACACCCTTGCGTACAACGCACAATCACCGCCTGTTGGTAAATAGTGTTTCATGCACTCCGCCTCTAAAGTAAAACCTAACCGCTTTGCCCACCTATGGCCTTGTTCAAAATCACAATCCACNGTCATTTCAATTCGCTGCAAATAACAACATTTCAAAAATCGTGATNCCGCACGATGAATTCTGATAAATTTACTCCCAACCACTTTATCAGATATATANGCCCATGCCATGCCACGATTCTGCCACTGCATNATTACCCCTGCCACTGCCAACACTTCACCNTCATCTTCCATCGCAGTAAACGCCCACCCTTCAGCCTTTTCAATTTCATGGGCCATTTCAGGCGTCACCCAGGACGATAAGTACCGTTGGTGTTCCTGTAACCCCATTGACGTTAAATGTTCTGCTTTGTACTCCTTGACGATCATGGATCGTGAGTTGCCATATACAAAATAATTGCCAAAACATTAAGAGGCAAAGGCTGATCTTGTCGAATAAATACTTCACCGTCATCATAGGTTGAGTCTAATGCTGCAAACTTGTCACCCGTAAACAATGGCACAGGACTTGTCATAGGGTCAGATCCTTCTCTGAAAATGATCCGATGTAATTTAGTTTCATCTGGCCCAACCATTGCGTTGACTGTTTGCCAAAACCGCACCGCTACCCTGTGAACCCGTTTGCGTTTGCTTTGGGCCGTACCATCCTGTGACCCAAGATCCGGTTTAACTGACCCAAAATCACTTTCATACCCCAACCCCACACTAATTTTTGACGCACTTCGATCAAGAGTGATTGCCCCATTAACAACTGTCTTATTTGGGTGAGTTGAACCATCTGCCAAAATAGTAACGGATTCACCTTCAAGATGATCCAATCCAGACAAAGTAGAAGTTGCGGCCCCATCATACGTCAACCCGGCATCCACAAAAAAACTATCCTCAACCAGATCACCTGCTTCCCAAATTTTACCCATGTACTCCATGAAACGAACTGTTTGTGAGTTAATTGTGCGACTGGTTGTGGCCCACAATTCTTCTCTTGAACTATCTGATACAGGGATCACCGCAACACTTTCTACAAGGGGATCGGTGCCACCAATAATATGCCGCCCCCATCCCACAACATCTTGTTCACGAACATAATTGACGTTAAGCAATACTCCATCTGCTCGCGGCATCCAAATCCAAGATTGCGGTTCTTTCTGATAAGCAATTTCAGTTATGCCACCCAACGTAATATGCTCTGACATCAAGGTTAAGTCAGGCGCACGAAATCCATCTTTTTCAAATACATAAGCCAGTTCACGCAACCGCCTTGCCGACCGTTGAGCGAACACTACAGCTTGCGATACTCGAATCCCTTGAATATCAGCACTGCCATTTGTGCTGGAACGAACTGCTTTCACATTAACGGGTGTAATCACTTCGTTAGAAGTTGACGCTCTTACAAGCCATTCACCCCCTACTGTGCCAATCAACAATCCTTTTTCATCATCAATCATCCAGCGAATTGCGTTCACTGTGTTTGAATTCAATGTGAAAGAAATAGAGCGATCATCTGGCACTGTCCCATCTGGATCAGTAGGTGAAAAAGTTTCATAGTTTCCGGTGTTCGACCCATCAAACCGATGCGGCAAATTCGGTGTACCACCAAACAACAATCGGTTTTCATAAAAGGTAGAACATGCTGGATACCCTGTCGTGCCAGACCATAACCCCAAACGCCAAACCGTTGTAGCCCCTGTTGTGAGTGTGGCATTAACCGTTGCTGTCACAGAAGTGGTACTGCCCACGGCTGTAATGGTGCAGTCGCCCCAATTACCACCCCCTACTTTAATCCTGATCAACCGGCCGACATCTGTTGACTGAAAACCAGTATCATCATTAATCCCTGTGATCGCAGATGCCGTAATGGTGACTGTGCCAGTCGTGCCACTTGAACTTAAAGTGGTGGTTGTTACATTCTGAGGTAAATATGGCCCATCAACGAATGTGATGGTGGTCAACGTCCAAGCGGTATGCCCTGTCCGGGATAACTTTCGTGGGGCATAATTAGGGTGTGTGATGTACAACACATCTGCTGATTGAATGATTTTAAGCTGAAACAAATCTGCTTCAAGGTAAGGCGTTGTAACTTCATACACACTTGCCGCAGTGCCACCAGATCCATAAGCAGTAAACGAACTGGTGTCTATCGCATTACCATCCAAATCCGTCAAAGTAAATGTATTTGCTGTGACCCCTGCTGCAAGGTATCGCTTGCTGTTCAACTCTGTCATTCCGACAATGCTGGCAATATACAATTCTTCGCCGTTACTGTATCCATGACCAGCAATGGTAATCACTCCGGGGTTAGCCTGAGTGATCCCGGTAATGTTTTGATTTGAATTTAAGATTGATCCGTGATTTCTGAAAAACCGGATATACAAATCACCAACTTCAAGAATATAGGCTTGAGTCGTACTGAACTCAAAATTCATTGTTCTTGATTTTTTGTCTTTGTGTTTTGTTCGAGCGACAAAAGTAAACCCTGGACGATTTTTGAACGGGCCTTGCACAGTCGCCAAACAATTAATCATGGTCTTTCCACCATGATTATATTTGGTTAAATCGGATCGAGCATCCAATAACGGCGAAAATTCTCCACCACTAAATACATTCTGTATTCCTGAGACTTTCGCCATGATGTGTCACAACCTTACTCTGAACCAATCATCCTCTACTGCATCCCTTGGTGGACGCTCAATCGCGTTCACTTTCTTAGCTTCCGCAATTGCAAGTTTGTATTCCTGGTGAGCAAATTCACGCTTTTTGTTAGATTGCGTTAATTTTTCCGCCATTTCTTTTGCCATACGCGCCGACAATGATTCAACAAACAACGGATCAAACAATCCTGTGTTAGTCACTTGACGAACATACCTAAAATCCAACGGTGCATCATCGTCTGTCAACAAGATTTTCACATCACCATCTGTTTCCACTTGCCAATCCAAATCATCAACAGACCGGATAAGCCGAAGATAATCACTTGGTAAAGGAAAAGCGTTTGCGAATTCAAACAATGGAACTGTGGTAGATGCGGCAAGCTGAACCCTTGTTTTGGCAAAGGCCCAAATGTTCGCTCGAAGTTCCGCATCCCTTAAAGATCCGTAACAACGATTACATTCCCGCGCCTCAGTCGAATCACCTGTGATGCTGGTGATTGAGTTTGCCCCAAGGCGCTGTAAAGCACGATTACAAATGTCAACCACTGAGGACATTTACAAATACCTCAGTCTAAATCGCGCCGAACTGCTTCTTCCGCTTTTTCAATCGCAGTCAAAATGTCCAACTGTGATTGAGTATTGTCGTAAATGATTTTCACAGCATGACCCGCAGTGAGTGACCCTGCACTGGTCACACTTACATCATCGTTGCTGTCAATCAATGCCACTTCTGCTGTACGAACTGTCATAACAACGCCCTCTTAAAATTGACAAAAAGCATGGGCAACGTAATTGCCCATGCCCGGTCTTGCCTTCAGATCAGCCTTAATCAGCGATGTACGCGATGTATCCAGCCACCGTTGAACTGGCGGCAAGAGCGACATCTGTGGATGTAAAGCGAATGGTCACGCCACTTTGCGATTCAAACACTTTGGTTCCACCCGCTGCCACAACCGCAGACCCCAACGTCTGATACCCGGCTGTTTCAACATTAATACCATCGTCAATGCCGTTGATACTCGCTGCGACTGCTGCCCCACCAAAATCGGTGTAAGCATCCCAACCCACATCCATTGTTGCTACAGCGGTTGTCCAGTTCACATAGACGCTGGACATTGGGCCTAAAAGACGTACCCGACCTGCCGGAAGTTTGGCAACTGCAACATCTGATGTCGCATCACCCAAACCCGACTGAGTATGACTGATATACGCAATCTCAACCTTGCCCCCCAACACCTGCTTGTTCTGGATGGTGGGCGGCGAAGTATTGAGTAGTGTGTACTCCGTACCTTCTTGACTTGTTACTGCCATGATTAATTACCTCAAAATTTACGCGAATGAGTTTAAGAACCGAAAATTACGCTTCGGTGCAAAGAACCTCAACCACTTTTGCCTCTTGGGTACGAGTCGCCCCAACCGTGCCAGACATAAACACCTGAGTCAGATATTCCTTATCAGGACGTTCCCCGATCCGAGTATTCAACCCGTTCCACTGGCCCAATACACCCGCTGATTTCACCCATGCGATACAGCGTCGATCACTTGAAGAATCAACCCCAAGACTTTCGTAACGAATGAACTTGAACCCCAGGAATTCATCAACTTCGCCGTTGACCAATGCTTTCACAGTGTTGTAATCGCTCGAAGTGACTTCCGTGGTTTCCAACAGATCGGTGCGCTGTTTTGCAGTAAAAGCAAAAAACTTCTTGTCGCCCGGATCGTTATGGGCCGCATCCAGCGTTTCGAGTGCTGAACGTAACTTGGTCACAGTCAACCCGGCACTGCCAGAAGCAATTTGCTGATTGGTGGTATCAAACGCTGTGGTTGTGCCGCCATTGTTCCCNGTTTTTGCAGAACCAAGCAAGGCGTCACGGATCACCGTGTTGATTTTTCGCGCCCAAGCCGACCGCATTGCCATTGCATAAGACGACAAAAGGTGAATTCAACATCCGGCAATTCA